TGATGGTCTGGTCGCCGGTGTTGGTGCCGGATGTGGTGCCGCTGTGCGTGCCTGAGAAGGTGCCCGACTGCGTGGCGAGCGTGCCCAGCCCCAACGTGGCGCGCTGTGCTGCGGCGTCTGCGTCATCGAGCAGCGCGCGGCCGGCTGCGGTGCAGCTGACCTCCTCGACATCACCCGCGCCGGCTGTTGCGCGGCCCAGCAGCACGTTGCTGCTGCTGGTGTCCTGCAACTTGGCGTAGGTGACTGCACCATCAGCCAAAGCCGCGGTGCCAAGGTTGCTGGCCTTGGCGGTGGTCACTGCACCATCAGCCAGCTTGGCCGTAGTCACCGAGCCGTCAGCCAGCGCTGGCGCCACAGCGGCATAGGCGCCGGAGCGGTAGACCTGCAGCTCGCCGGTGCTGCTGTTCAGCCAGCCGCGGCCCTCGAAGTTGTTGGTGGTCGGTGCAGTGCTGCTGATCGCCACCGAGCTGCTGTCGGCGAGCTTGGCCGCGGTGATCGCGTCATCAGCCAGCGCTGCTGTGCCGAGCTTCGTGGTGCTGGCCTGGTCGAGCTTGTCGAGATCGATCGAGCCGGCGTCGACCAGATCGAGGCCTGCATCGACCAGATCCTTGACGGTGACCTTCTTGGTCTGCGATGCCGAGATGTCGGCAATCGGCAGCGCATCAGTGGCTGCCACTGAGGCCTTGGGCAGCGCCGTCAGCTGGGTAATGCGTTGGTCTGCCAAGGCTCAGCCTCCAGGGGCACCACTGCTAGAGCCCAGTTTAGTCCTCGGTTTCTTTCAGCAGGAAGTCGACCGACTGCTCAAGGCTGATGCGATCGTCATCTTCCTTCAGGATGTAATCCTCGATCGAACCGATCAGCAGACTGATTTCACCTGTTGTCACAAAATCGATCGTGCAGTTGATGATGTCTCCAGCCCGTACTTCAACGCCGGCCTTGGTGACCATCGCATCAAACCGGTAGAAGACGTTATTCACGCCGGCATCGACCGATTGATCAGTCAGGTAGAGCGCGCAATCGAAGGCGCTGCCGAGCTCTAGGCGCTGGATCAGCTGCAGCATCAGCAGTGGCGCCTCGGTGGCACCAGCCGTGGTGTAGTCAAACGCGCAGGTGATCGAGCCGCTGCCGCTGAGAATGCCGGCGGAATAGAGCTGACGGAACCGATCGCTGAGCGTGGTGGTGTCGATCGCCTCGCGATCGGTTGCCAGCGTGTAGTCGATCACATTCCCGAGCACGCTGTAGGACACGTCGCGCACGCGGCACTCGATCGGGATCGGCTCACCGCTGAAGGCATAGAGCGCCAGCTCATTGGCGCGAGTGTTGTTGACCGCATCGGCGAAGGTGCGGAAGAAGCGCAGGCCGCCGGCTGCGTTCACGTTGACGTAGGCCGAGATGCTGGGCTCCACGGTGCTGCTGCTCCAGGCGGCGCCGGTGAAGCAGACCATGCCGCGCGGGTCGGTGGTCGAAATGTCCACCCGGTCACCGGTGAGCAGGTTCTCGCCAGCGCTGTCGAAGCTCAGCCGATTCAGGCTGGTATTCACGTCAGCCGGATCGATCTGATCCTGCAGCGCGCTGATCAGCACTGACGTGGCGCGCCGCAGCCTGACGTTGCCCTTGGTGCCAAGGAAGAAGGTCATGCGATGACGCCGCCAGCCACGAAGTCACCGTCAACAGAGAACTGGATCGGGACCACCACCAGCTCGCCGGTGCTGACGCCAACCTGTGCGGAAGTGACGTAGGCGAAAAACTCGATGTCGTCTGCAGCGCTATCTGACACGCGCAGCTTCAGCTTCACGCGATCGGTTTCGGTGACGGCACCGACCTTCTGGATCTTGCCGAGCAGTGCCGTGAACTCGGTCAGCGTGGCCGACTCGCCAGCCTCGAGGCGGTAGTAGAGCAGCGTCGCGCTGCCGCTTGCCGACTTCAGGCCAGGCGTGAAGGTGGCAGCGGTGCTGTCGATCGCTGTGGTGCTCAGCAGCTCCACGCTGGTCTCAAGCGACCAATCGCGGATCTTGGCCACGGGCTTGTAGGCCGAGCCATCCCAGAACTCGAGTTTGCCGGTGCGGCCCGTGTAAAAGCCCATGAACAGCGGCCCAGTCTGATATCAGGCTAGCGAACAGTGAACAGATTATCCGCGAAGTTGGCGATAAGGCTCAAGGTGCGCCCGTCCAGCTCAATGCACGGATGCTCGATCGCGCTCACCGTTACTTGACCTTCTTCATCCATCTGCACTTCGGTTACGCGGAACACCCGCTTGCGGGTGATCGTCTGCCCGAGCACGAACAGGCGGCCGGCATAGGGTGCCAGTGCGGCCGCGGTGCCGTTGCTCACCGTCACGCTGTCCACTTGGATCACAGCGCTGCCGGACTGGTAGACCAGCGCCTTCAGCCCGCTGCCGTTCGGCACCTGCCCGATTGGGGTGTTGAGCACGCCGCCGGGCTCCACCACGCCGGTGGTGACCTGATCCCATTGGTTCTCGCCGATCGCCACGTAGATGTAGGAGCCGGGCTCCAGCACGCTGTCGGTGGGGAAGGTCGAGAAGTCGATCGCGCGACGGATGAAGCGGCGCTGGTTGCAGAGCAGCTTGCCGAACAGGATCGCTTGGCTGCGGTTGGTGACGTACTGGGAGAGATCGAAGGTCTGCCGCACGGCGTTCGCTTCAACCACGTCCGAATCGCCTGGCTGCGGTTGGAGAATTGCGCGGCTCACCTCCACGCTGCGGTTGCGCGGGAAGGTGCCGTCGATCTCGGTGTCGCGGTAGATCACGGATGCGATCAGATCCTGCACGTTGCTGCCGAAATCGATGAACTCCTCGCGGTAACTGTCCTCCAGGATGTTGCCTTGGTTGAACAGCGCGGTAATCGTCACTTCGCGCGTGATGTTGCCGGCGTTGTCGCACGGCACGGCCGGCACCAGCGTTTCGCGGCCACCGACACGGCCGAGCTCGAGCAGCGAGAACGGCGCCACCTCAGCCCAAAACTGACGCCATGGCGTCTTGTCTGCGATCACGCCATCCATGAACAGGCCGTTTTGGCGGCAGAAGCGCTTCGCCAGTGCCAGCGCCTCAAGATCAACGCCGCCGATCTTGGCGAAGCGGCCGATGCCGTTCTGTGGATCGAGGATGGTGTCGAGGAAGATGTCGGGCGCGTAGCTGCTGGAGCCATCCGGTTGCGCCGGGTAGGTGCCGTCATCACGCAGCCGGCGCAGCTTCTTGCCCTCCAGCACGAACACCGACAGCGAGCGCAGATCTTGGATGCCCTGGCCGCTGTAGGCGTTGAAGCCCATCAGCTGCAGGCCGCGGTACAGGTTCGGGTAGTTGCTGAAAGGCTCGACGCGCTGCTCGGTCACAGCCGTGATCGCCAGCTCAGGGCCACCCTCGAAGCTGAAGCTGATCTGCGTGTCCGAGCGAACGGAGAACAGGCCCCATTCGTCCACTTCTGACGGGTTGACGTTGAGCGGTGGCCGAAGGCCCATGCGGGTGCGCACCGAACCGAGGAAGGTGAACTGGCCACCGGCGGGGCCAGGGATGATCACGGTGTCGCCGCTGTTCTCGATGTAGGCGAAGTCAGCGAAACCGTGGGTGCGCATCTCGGCCGCAGTTTCGGCGATCGGATCGAAGCGAAACTGCCAGTTGCCGATGTTGTCGCCTGCGATGAACTTCAGCGACACGAAGTTATCAACATCAGCACCGCGGCGCACCGCGAAGATGTAGGGCAGCCGCGCCCACTCTTGCCCGGTGCGGCGGTAGCGCACCCAGAAGAAGGCGGAGCGCACCTTGGTGCCGTTGTCGCTGTCGCGGTAGTTCTTGACCGTCTCCTCGCCATACTTTTTGGCGCGGCCCTGCACGCGCTTAAACACCTTGACCTTCAGCGCGAAGTCAACCACGCGGCATTCGGTGATCGTCTCGTAACCCGCCTCCTCCATCTTCACGAGGCACTTGGTGTTAAAGAAGTCGTTCCACGCTTCCGGCCTGGAGAGATAGTCCTTCAGATAGGTGATGCGGTTCTGCTTGCTGCTGATCTCATTGCGCAGGTTGGCGTCGCGCGCGGCCATGGCAGCCAGATCAAGGTTGTCCGCGTCTTTGTAAAGACTTGCGATTTCCTCTTGCAGCTTGGCTTGGCGTCGCAGAAGCGTCTTTCTGTCTTCGCGAAGGGTTCCACCCTTTGGTGTATTGAAGCCGTACTCATTAAATGCCCAATCTAGCTTTGCCTGCTGATTACGGAGGCGCTTGCTTAAAGTTGCAATCCGGCCTCGAGCTTCGATGATCCACTGTCTTCTTCTGTCGATGTAAGCCTGGCTTGTGTTTGGCTTTTTTCGTTCCGCGCTTATCTCCTCTTGCCAGTCCTCAATTCTGTTTCTCTCGTAGTCCCTTTCTTGGCGCGTATTGAGAACCCTTTGCGCGAAGGGGTTAATCCGATCGTCAAACACATCGCCATCGTCGTTGACGATGCTATCCAATTCGGCGGCGGTCCAGCGTTGATCGCGCAAATCTTCGATGCTGCCAATCAGCCCATTGATTTCATTTAGCTTCGCGGACACTCCACCGCCAACGCCTGCCTTAGGAATTGGCTCGTTGCGCAGCAGCTGCTCGTTCAGCGTTGTGATCTGCTGCTGCAACAGCACAATCTCACGGCTGGCCTCGGAACCGTTCTTCTTGAAGTCTTCTGTGCCGTAATCCTCGGTCGGGCACACACCAGATTCGATGCACTCCATCGCCACGCGCATGGAACCGTCGTCAAGCTCGACGTTCTTGATCGGGGCTGCCACGCGAAACTTCGCGCTGCCCAGCTTGTAGGTGCTGGCTGCATCGATGTAGCTCGAGAGCGTGCGGCGCAGCTCGCGCGCAGCTCGTGCGGTGTCGCTTTGGGTGGACAGGATGCGCCGGAAGATCAGCGTCATGCGCTGCCCAACAGGCACAACCGGCCGCGCGTCGTTGAACACGTTGGTGGGCCAGTAGCTCTGCAGTCCGTCGATCTCGATGCCGACCGGCGCATCGCGCTCCTCGCCGTCTTCATCACGGTCGATGTAGTTCACATTGATCGGGATCGGCGCGTAGACCCCGAACCGCGTCATGGTGCTGGGCGAGAAGGCTTGGCTGAAGCCATCGGTGTGCTCATCGCCAATCAGCGTCGACCGGTAGGCGTAGCTGCTACCGGCCTCGCCCGTGCGAGTTGGGTCCGTCTCATCGCCGCGGATCAGATCGGTGAACACCAGCGGCCGGTTGGCGCCCCAGTAGGCCCAAGTCTTGCCAGCGGCCAGCTGGCGGATAGGCGTCTGACCAAAAGCGATGCGGTCGGGTCCGATCCGCTGAATGTCCGATGCACCGACAGCGACCAGCATCTGCATGAACTGGCTCGAGCCTTCGGAGTGCACCGCCGACCACACCAGCGAGGTGGCCACGCGCACGCCGCCGGTCGGGTTGTCGTAGGTGTTGCAGTAGACCAGGTTCACCGTGTCGCCGTACTTGGCGAGCTCCTGCTGCGAATTGAAGCCGAAGCGCGGCGCAAAGGTCTGATCACGGCGCTGCCGCTGGTTTTTCTGCTCCAGCTCCGGCTTCGGTGCGAGCAGGTAGCTGACCGCCTGCAGGATGATGCCGACCACCGCGAGGATGATCGAAACAGGCTCCGCACGCAGCTCCTGCAGCTT